TGCTGCTGACCATGCTGACTCTGCTGCTGACCTTGCTGACCATGATGCTGACCATGATGACTCTGCTGCTGACTCTGCTGCTGACCTTGCTGACTCTGCTGCTGACTCTGCTGACCATGCTGCTGACCATGCTGCTGACCCTGCTGCTGACCATGCTGCTGACTCAATAATTACACCAGCTAATTCACTAGCGTGCAGTTCTATACACTGGTCAATGGCGGCAATAACAACCCCGCGAACCTCACCATCTAAATCTTTCAGGGCGGCGGTTCTTACTTTATTACGGTTCAGGATAAACAGGTTTATATGATTTGAGACTTTAGCTAAGTCAGCTCCGGGCTTAATAGCATTGAGAAACCGCAGAGACAGAGTTGGCCATACCTCAGCGCTAGTGCCTTCGTGCAGGGTATCGAGAAGCCTTGCTATCCCTTCAGGAACGCCAAGCTCACTCTCGAATTGAGTGTGGCTGTAATTGTTTAGAGTGCAGCCAACAGCGCATCCCTTGCCGTTCTCAAAACCAGTGCCGCGTATCAGCTCGTCTGCGTCCATATGAGCCTGCATTCGGTTAACGTAGATATCTTTTACTTCTTGCTTTCCGTGATATGCGATCATTTTCTCTTACTCCTATGGTGTTGTGGACGTTGCTGGCGGGGATCGAACCCGCGTCCTTCATCGGCCTAAACCTGCTGAGATTCACACAGCCGCTCTACCACTGAGCTACAGCAACGATGATTGTTATCTACTCCATTTCATTAAGACTAAACCCACCAGCAGCAACAACAGCGTACCGGGTACAGGTACAGAGCTAGAGTTATCAGTAGGTGGGAAGTACGGCGTTACAGGTATGCAAGGCGACACGACAATACCACCAGTGCAGGGGTTGTAGCCCGACAAGTGATCGAAGTCTGAGACTTTAGGTATGTACACGATTTGGTATGTCATATCAAAAAGGAATATCGGAATTGTCGAAGTCAGGGGCCAGTGCAGCCTTGGCTTGCTCCATACCCTTGTCATAGCCCTGCGCTGTCTGAGCGTCTGATTCACCTTTATAGAACACACGGCAGTTGCCCAGTATCGGAGTCTGCACCTTTTGCTCGCGCTCCTCTTTAGAAACGCTCTGGCTAATAAAGCCGTGGTTCTCGTACTGGTCAACAACATCTGTATCGATGAATGTTGTTAGATCGAGGTACGTGCCTTTCTCGCCTTTGAATAGACGCTCTTTGAGTATCTTTGTAACGTCGATTTTTACTGATATTCCGATTTTCATTATTATTCCTTAGTAGTTGATTTGTATTGCAGGTACTGAGTTTTTCGCTATTGCGCTCACGACGGCCTTTGCCTGGTCTACCGGAAGCCCTGCAAGTTTTACCAGTGCAGCTACAGCGGCGTTATTGGTCTTTGCGCGGTGCTTTTTATTGGCTTCTCGTTTTGCGGTAGCGGCTTGCTCTTCTTCTAATTGTTGGGCAGCGGCTGCAATAACGCGCTCCGCCTCGGCTTTTGCCTTCTGCTCTGCCGCGCGTACAGCCTCGCGCTTTGCATCTTCTGCGCGCTGGGCTACATCTAAAGCCTCCTGCTCGGCCCTCTTTTTTGCTTCTATGGCGTTCTGCTCGGCTTGGATAACAGCCTGCTCTGCAATCGCTTTTGCTTGGCGCTCTTTTGCAATCTGAGCGGCGGCTGCATTTTCGGCGCTGGCTTTTGCTTCGGCTGCTATCGTGTCTTCACGATCTTTCTGTTCTCGATTGGCTTTTTCCTGTCTGAGTTTTTCGAGTTCTGCTTGCTCTGATTCCTGAGCCATTACTTGCGCCAAAAATTCGTTTAGAGATTCCAGGCTTTTCACTTTTGCGAAGGTCGCTTCAGCTTCGTAATGCTCAAAGGAATCATCGATGCTTACATTTTCAAGCTGATCTATACGCTCTTTGATGTACGATGAACCAGGGGTGTAATCGACAAACAAAGCCAGTGATTTAATCGCCTCAACTCTACCCATAAGGTCCTGCTCTTTGGCTTCCAGCATCGCTTCATGTTCAGCTATTTGGCTTTTTATGCTGTCTTGAACCTCAAGAAGCCCGTCTTTAATCCGTTTGCGCTCACCATCTAAAAGGTCCACTTGATCCTTGAGTGGCATCTTTACTGCCTTGTGTACGCTGTCCAGCCTAGATATTGTTTTTCCAATAGAGAGCCTGTCAGATCGCGCCTGCTTGTCCTGGTCGGGGTTTGTTAAATCGTAGACCACGCCCTCATACTTGGCTTTGTACTCTGCCAGATTCGACTCGAATTCATTAAATTCAACGATGTTATTGGATGAGTGTTCTATCTTCTGTGCATCTTGTGCGCTCATTGCATTGCTCCTAGTGTGTTTAGAATTTCTGCTTTCTTGTCGTTTATTTCATTTACCAGAGACTCTAGCGTAGCGATGAATCGAGAATCCCTTTGTACTGTGACTAGCATCTTTGGCATATCAGGGTGGTAGCTTGCAAAGTCCCAAGTCTCCCTTTCGCACAACCACATGCATCCCTGCACCTGTGGTACGTAGGTGGCAGGAATTACTCCTTTACGTAGGTAGCCAACGTGAGTTTCTGCTTTGGGGCATTTAAACTCGACACCACTGATATCTGTTAGGCCGTCTGGTGAACAGCCAACTTGGCCATCATCGCGTAGAACAAACCCAACTTCTTTTACGTTATGGTCCGTCTGGAATTCGTACCAAGCGCGAGCTTCTGGCTCCAGTTCAGTACCGCGCTGCATATGGTCATTCGTAAAGAAATCAGCAGGCTTTCCCATTAGGGTTTCTGCTACCAAGGTATTTAGAAAACCGTCTATTTGGGTAGATTTCTTACCCGTACTTGTTATAAGTTTTCCGAAGTTTGACGCAGTTGGGATTCCAAGCCTTGCCTGTAGCCACTCGGAAGTACCTTGTTCAAAATCAAGAATTTTCATCGGAACTCTCCAGTACTATTTTCGTTTCTTTTTGGGTTAACATTTTGTCCGCCTTTGCATATTTAATGGCGGGCATAGCGTCAACATTTGGGATTGAAAGCGCGTAGCAAAACTTTTCAACATTGCTGTTTGTAAACTCAAGTCGAGCCTTAATGCCTGCGGCCTGCCCCGTGCTTATGAACTCTGAAGATATGCGAGCATCTATGTCCTCGTCTGCCGTGGTTAACCCTAGAGCGCCTACAAGCGAGTATCGCTGCAAGTAAGACACAGCAGACCCTCGCGCCTGAATTGTGTTTTTACTTCCGGTATCGTCGGGCTGCGCGGTCATTGTGGTTTTCTCTTGATGCCCAGCCCTGTGACTGACTATGCAGGTAACACTTATTAGCTCGCCTGTGTCCTGAATATCAAACCTGTATGAAAGCTGGCACTCCTCAATCACAGGCTTAATATTCTGGGCAATGTCTCCCAAAGTGGCGTACTTGTAATTATGGCCCTCAGTTTTCTTTTTGATGACTGGGACCAAAGCCTGGAATGTAGCAAAGGCGTCGAAGTACTGTTTGCGCGCTTCGGTAGCCTCCCATCGCTCTTGAAGATCCATAAGTTTGGAGAGTTTCTCCACGTCCATATTTTGCTCAACAGCAATCCGTATAAGGTCCGTAGGACCAGTGGTAACAACTGTCTCAGGCTTAACTGTTTCTACTTTCGCAACATCTCTCATAAATCTCTTCCTGTAAGTTTTAACACCAACTCGCGGCACAACCCGAAATATGTATCACAGCCCGCATAGCTGCCTCCTCCGGTTATCGTGGCATCCTTTTGGACGTATTCAACCTCAGTCATCACCTCGTTAATGCGCTGGTATATATTTTTATTGCTCATTGCTGAACCCTCACTGCGTTATAATTCAAAGCCTGCCTCTGACACTCCCTAGCAAACTCCCTTAGTTCTTTGTCTCGGTTATAGCGATCTACTCGGATAGTCATGATTGATCGCTCATGTCCGGCAAAGCCATAAGGCTTGCTATCTGCTCATCGACTTTTGTAATTGCTGCACTTGCCGCAGCTCGCATTAATGCCCTTTTATCCTCAAGACGGCCAATGACTCTAGGCAATATATCCTTAGCATCTGGCAGGGCGAAGGTGATTTCCTTCTGGCTAACCAGCGTGTATTCTGGCAGGCAATCCATAAAGACGTCGGAAGCCCTGTATTCTATTTCTGATTGCCCATCACGACATATAGCGTAAAAGTAAATTGTTTCTGTGCGTGTCTTATCCATTACCGTCCCCCTGGTTCTTCGTTAAGTTTTTCCCATACTTGGGATTCAATTTGTTCAATGTGGCTCGGCGTCATCATGTCGAAAATATCAATCCACCCTAGCCTTACCTTTGTGATTTCCAACTCAGCAGGCTCAGCTGGGTCTGTTCTAGTCTGATCTCGCCCTCTGCTAGCGTCATAATCAACCTCTACTGCAATTTCTACATAACATTTCATGTCAATTCTCCTATTCGGTCCTTAAGCGCTATGATCTCCTTAGCTTGATCTGCTATTACATTCATAACCTCTTGAGGGCATTTGTAGGGCTGGGCCTTGGCTGCTTCTGCACTCCTTTCGAAGTACTTTCTATAGAACGCTGTCACGTTTGGATTGGCCTGCTTGTCACTCATATTCATCGTCCTCGTCCATCACTGCGCAGCTTTCCTTGCCGATTAAATTCCACATCTTCTCAATACAATCTTCATCAACCGGAGCATTGAAACCGAAATCACAATCCAAGCACATTACTGCGCTAACTTGCTGCTCCCTGCTTGAATCAAGGTCTGTACATTCTGAGTCGCATCGCGGGCAGTTGTTTCTCATTACGCTCTCCCACTAAATATCATCACGCCATCAATCAACTCACCCATGCCTAGAGCGAATACAAGAGGTATCAGCACTGCAAGGACTGCTATACCAATCCACTTCACAAGACCGCCTGCGGTTGTAATAGGGTCATTGCGCTGGCCTTCGTGCCTGCGGTTCATTGCTTGGTCTTTAAGCTCATAGGGTGTGGTGTTCATGACTCGTCCTCCAGTTTTTCAGTAGCCAGCATTTGTGGTTGCAGTGGGCCTCCGAATGTCAATACTGCTTGCCATACGACACCAGTGAATAGCGCCTTAAATCTCTCCCTCCAACTAAGTTCCCAGCAAAATATAACTGTGCCGCTATCATCATTTTTGTACTGCGCTGGCAGGGTAATGTATTCATCTTGGTGCTCCGCAATCAGAGCGTTTCTACCTTCAAAATCAACCGGCTTCATGCGCTCATCTCCTCTATCTCAAGACGCATACAAATAGGCTTCATGAGTGCTGCTCCAGTATCTCTTCTTCAAAGAGTTGTATTTCAAGTCCCGTGTATTCACTCATCAAATCAATCTCCCGAAAGTAGATGCCAGTGATCGTTACCGCCTCGTCACAACCGGGGTATTCCTGATCCGCAGCTTCAAAAGGCTGATAGTCATAGTCGAATAACAACTCAAGCTCTGAGTGTGTGACGTACTCGCCTACGGGTGATTTTCGTGTGCGCATGGCAACATGGGGAAGTGGTGCATAGTCTGCGTCGGTCACATGAATGCCCACGCTCTTATTGTAGCTAGAAGGTATGAATGGCGTTGCGGCCACTTCCTTTAAATAGTCCATAGTTGATAAGTAACTCATTTCGCTTTATCCGTTGTTGTGGTCGATGTAGTAACGATATACGCAAACCTATTTCGAGTCAACCCCTTGCGCGATATATTTATATACGTTAGGATATACGCTAATTCGACATGTAAATAAATCAAGCAGGTATATAGGATGCTAAGACCCGAAGTGAGAAAACTAACCCAGGTTCGAATGACGGTGGAGGAAAAGCGCATGGCTCAAGCGATTGCACAATACAACAGCACTAGTTTAAGTGGTGCGCTGCGTATTCTTATCCTCCGTAGTTACAACCGGCTCCCACAAGAGGCAAAAATCTAATGCAGCTAACAAGGTACGATAACGCCAAGAAGTGGATTTCCGAATATAAATCAGTTGATGAACTGAAAGATTACATAGATAAAGCAGTTGCCGTCGAATTGTATGCTAAACAGGCGAATGATATGGATCTTGAGTGGGATGCAGCCAGGGCAAGAGTACGGGCAGAGCGTAAATGCGGGGAGCTGCTTGCCGGGCTAGAGAAGGGTAGTGGCAGCGGTCGTGGGAATATAAAAGATTTGCCAACTGGGGAAAATGTTTTACCTGATTCTGAGTATAAGAAAGCAAAGGACGGGGCCAACTTATCCGACAAGAAAGCGGCTAGTTACCAGAAGCTTGCCGCTGTGCCGGAGGCAGAGTTTGAAAGGGCTGTAGATAGTCCTGCCGCAAAGCCAAGCACTAATCACATCCTTAAACCGAAGGAGGAAAAGCAGCCTAGAATCAATGCAGATTCACTCTATATATGGGGTGTTCTGCGTGAGTTTCGCTCGCGTGGATTGTTCAGCCAAGACCTGGATTTCCTGGTGGACGAATGGACGGAAGCAATGAAAGAAGATGCGGCAAGCATCATACCTAAACTTAAAACATGGATTGATAATTATGAAAAATAACGAAGGCTTAGCATCACAGTTAGACGGCTTGATTGATAGCGTTATGCTGCCCCTAGAGCAATCGGGGATGGACGTTGACGTTAACAGGGTGTCTGATCAGGTTATTCGATTGATCGACGAGGGCGCGCTATCCCCACCCTTGATGCAGTACTGCTCAACTATGCACATTAAAGGCGCTGTCCGAAAGAGGGCAGCGAAGAGGCACGACCCTATAGTAAAAGCAGATGAGTATATTAACGGTCAAGTTGAAGATATGTTCGATGGTATTTTGCAGGCGTACTACCCAGACAGTCGTGATGTTTACGTGCCAAGACAGCGGCTTACTGAGGTTGGTTATGGCCGTGTTAGAAACCGCATGAAGAAGGCAGGGCTTGCGTTACTTGAACACGTTGACGCGCTGGACGCATGGTGGACGAGTAAGGCGTCATGAGCCAAGAAGATCAGATACTATCGCACCTAAAGCGCAGATCCATTACCCAGCTACAAGCCCTGAACAACTACGGCTGTATGCGGCTCGCTGCGAGGATTGAGCGGTTACGAGGACGGGGCCACAAGATAAAGACCAAGTTTATCCGCACTCACAATAACCGGAGTTATGCGCGGTATAGCCTGGAGGCTGCGAAGTGACTAAAACAGAGCTATTACTTGAAGCCTTTTCGGTCTCAGTGCTGATACTGGCTATTGTGTTTATGTGGATGGGAGTGGAGTGATGAGCGACTATCCGTTCGAATGGTGTAAGCAGCACACTACCCGCAGTAATACTTGCAAGGATTGCGAGATTGAATACCTGTTTACCGAGCATATCAGGCTCCGAGTTATAGAGGGGGCGGCAAGGGCTGTACTAAGGAATCCATTAAATATAGGTTTGTTACAGCGCGCACTTGAGGGGATTGAATGATGGATAAGTTAGAAAAAGCAGTGTTAGCCCTATTCCTACTATTATCTGCTGCTTGCTTGATAGCCCTGGTGGTGGGGTGGTGAGTATGTCGATGGCCAGAAACAAAAACCCCGCAATTAAGCGGGGAGTCTGCGGGGAGGATAAGGCCCCTGTTGACCATGAAGGTCTGAAAGGTTATCTTCTAGTTGCGAGACCAGAAAAGAACGAGGAAAGCTTACCATACTGCCCTAGAGTGTCAACTACTGACAACCAGCGGCACAATGTGACAATTTACGTCACCTCCTTCTTTTGGTTCTTTCTTGCTCGCCGCAGCTTTTATGCAGTGGTGTTTCTCTGCGGATCAATTAAACACTACCCAAAGCCAGATAGGACCTACCCCCGTCCGTTAAGCTGGTCACACATTGGCACCTTGCAGTGAGAGCGCTATGCTCTGAAGGCACCTACCACATAAGGCTTTGGTTATACTACCAAGCAGTGGGAAGGGGGGTAGTTGTACCTAGAATCAATGAATTTAGTTGTTGATTAACAAGAGGGTTGAATAATGAGAACGGTTAGCTGGTTTAGTTGTGGGGCGGCATCAGCAGTGGCTACTAAGCTAAGTATAGCCAAAGGCCCTGTAACGATTGCCTACTGTGAGGTCAAAGAGGAAAGCGAGGATAACCCAAGGTTCCTAGCTGACTGTGAGAAGTGGTTCGGTCAAGAAATACTGATTTTAGGGAATGATAAATATCACAGGTCTATCTATGAGGTATTCAATAAATCAAGGTATCTTGTCGGTCCTGGGGGAGCAAAGTGTACAGGAGTTTTAAAAAAAGAGGTTCGTGAGACTTTCCAGAAACCCGATGATGTTCACGTCATGGGTTATACCGTGGAAGAGCAGGACCGATACGACAGATTCATTGACGCTAACAATATACATACATCAGCGCCGTTAATTGATGCAGGGCTAACAAAATCAGACTGTCTGGCGATGGTGGAAAATGCAGGGATTGAATTGCCTGAAATGTATCGGCTAGGGTATAAAAACAACAATTGTCGGGGGTGCGTTAAGGCTGTATCCCCTAGCTATTGGCGCAAGATAGAGAAGGATTTTCCTGATTACTTTTTAAAGATGAGCGAAACAGAGCAAGCACTGGGGCGTAGCGTCTGCCAAATATCAATGCCTGTGGTTAAAAAGCGATACCCTGAAAAATATAAAGAGCTTGGCAGCCCTGATTTATACAATGAAAAGGGGAGCGCAAACCGTTGGAGGTTACAGCTACATGAATTACCGGAGGATATTAAGCCGATGGATGATGCTCCAGATATCCAGTGCGGAATCTTTTGCCACATGGCAGAGCAAGACTACAATTAAGGATAGAAAATGCTAAAAATAGTTGATTCAGTAGTACCGGATAACCTCAACACCGAATATCTAGCAGAATGGATAGCTTACAGGGAAGAGGACTTATCAAAGCCAATGACCCCCAGGGCAATCAAGATGCTCACTAAGAAGCTTTTACAGTGGTCGATACCAGAGCAAGAGAGAATGATCTGTAATGCCATAGAGATGAACTGGAAGGGCGTGTACTGGGTAGACCCACCTAAGCAGCAATCAAGTAGGCAAAAAACCATTGAAGAGGATTTGGAGGACCGATCATGGAGCAATTAGAGAAGGTTGATGTAGGTTATGGGGTTGAATATAAAGTGTCTAGCTTAGGCCGTGTTTGGTCACATAAAGGAAAGCTGTTGAAGGGGGGTGTTAAGTCTGGCTACCGGTATGTTGCCGCGCCGCTCTACCATATCCACCATAAAAGGATTGCCGTACACAGGCTTGTGGCTGAAGCGTTTATTGAAAACCAAGAAAACAAACCACAGGTTAACCATATTGATGGATGTAAAGCTAACAATTCAAGTGATAATCTTGAATGGGTAACTGCTGCTGAGAATTCACGACATGCCTCAGATAATGGACTGCTCAAGAGGGGTATTCCTGTTATGGGTAAGAGTATCAAAACTGGCGCTAAAATATTCTACCCATCTGCTGGGAACGCTAGAAAGGACGGGTTTGATCATTCAACAATATTAAAATGTTGTCGGGGGATTAGACCCTACCACAAGGGCTATAAATGGGGATGGGCTGGATTATGAGAAACAACGACCATGAATTATCAGCACAAGACAGAGTGCTAATCGAAGTCAAGAAGGCTGTAATGACCAAAAGACAGATTGCCGACTTGATACCAGACTTGGCATTTAGTACCGTGAGTTCTGGATTACATAGGCTCATCACGCAAGGTCTAGCTCACTCAGTGCCGACAGGTGAGAATAAGCGGGGAGGGGCAATGCCGATGTTTTACCATCCAGGGCCAGCACCAGCGGCAAAGATTGAAATAGTCCCCACGCTGTTAAACAGTCATTGGGGCAGGCTACCCAGCAACCACTCAATGGCGATGGCGTCGATATGAGAGCCACAGGACAGCAGTACAGGCTCAACAGCGATACAAGCGTTAGTTACTTCAATGACGAGGTAGCGACCCGTAGAGCGGCAGGCAAGCCTCCCACGGTGCAGTTTCTGCGCGAGGATAGAAGCTTAGACCAGAACGCCATGATTAATGCTCTGTACGGCCAGATAGCAGCCCAGAAGGAAGACGAGAGCGTGGTTGATATCCGTAGGCACTGTAAAGCCTATTTCGGTATTCCTATTTTGCTGGCCTATGACGAAGCCTTTAGCGCCATGTACACCAAAAGCATCATGCAGCACCTAACGACCGAGGAAAAACTATTGGCTATGGATATCTTGCCGGTCACAAGCCGGATGAAGAAACCACAGGCTACGGAATATATCGAGACAGTGATTAGAGAGTTCAGTAAGCAGGGATTGTCCCTAGTGAATCCCAATGAAATTGAAAGTTATGAGGAGAATACGAAATGAATCACGCAGAATTACTTTTAGTGGCTGAAAGAAGAGATCGGCAGGCTACCCCGGCAATCAAAGAGAGTCTTGATGCGGGAGATATAGACACATCGGTAATTTACACGACACCGAACGCGCTGGCGAAAGAGTTAGGCGTATCGAACAGCGCCATAAACAATTTGATTGGGGAGGGAAAGGTTAAGGCTTTTAAGTTTGGCGCGCGCGTTTTCATCCACCCTGACCAAGCGGAGCTTATAGGACGGCTAGCGAAAAGCGGATTAATTTTTAGACCTGAGTCAACAAAGAGTGTCTGAAATCACCGAAGCCCAGCTAATGGAATTACTACTGGAGTTCAGAGATGCCCATGTATCTATGGCTGACTCACTGGAATCGATTGAAAAGGTTATGCATGTCATAGCTGAGAGATTGGAGGCGGGAGAGAAATGATTGTGTTAACTAAAAGCGAAATCGATCTAGGCAGGGAAACCACTACAGCGGAGTTTATAGCTATCTACGGCCCATTACGCGGCGAAGAGATACTAGTGGCAGCGATCAACAACAAAGAGCATGAGGCGTTTCTGGATGCCATATTGGGTATAGAGCTTGATTCGCTCACCACTTAACCGAGCGCGTAAAGCAAAGGACTGCGCTATCTGCGGCGAGACCTTCACTCCTACCATGCGTAATGCCGCCGCGTGTAGCCCTACGTGTGGGCTTTCACTCCACTATAAGAAAGAGGCTAAGAAAGCTGAGAAGGCGTTCAATGCTGAAACCCGAAGGCGCAAGGATGAAAGTAGGCCTGTTAGCTGGCATGACAAAAAAGCTCAGGATTCAGTAAACCGATACATCCTGCTACGCGACTATGGGAGGCCCTGCATTAGCTGCAACAAACCCCACAGGCCAACAGACTCATACAAGCACTACGTTGACGCAGGCCACTTCAAGCGCCGGGGAGGGTTATACAGGAACCTCCGCTTCAATATTTTGAACATACACGGTCAGTGCGTCGAGTGTAACCGTGATATGTCAGGTAACGAGCTGGAGTATCGAAAGGGTCTGATTGAGCGTTACGGCCTAGAGCTTGTCGATAGCCTTGAATGCAATTCGGTCATGCACAAAATGGATGTGGCCTACCTTCAGCGCGTTAGAAAGATATTTGACCGCAGAGCGAAGTACTACCGACAACGGAGAGAGCAATGAGTGCAAAAGATACCCAAGTGGGAGGCGAACACTATCAACTCGCTATCCAGCCTATTGAATACATCCTGGCTAACGATATCGGATTCTGCGAGGGAAATGTCATCAAGTACATGACTCGCTGGAAGGAAAAGGGCGGTGTTGAGGATTTACGCAAGGCGAAGCATTACATAGAGCTGCTAATCGAGAGCCAGGTAATTGAGTGACGACGATGAGCCTATGGATGAGTCTGAAGATGTTAAGGATTACGACTGGTGATTGATGCCGAGGCACTGCAACTGCCAATCAAAGAGCTTAAGCAGCTATCGGAATATCTAGCTGATCATGAAGAGGATATAGCGTGGGGATTCAACGACTTTGAAGAGCTTAGAGACATATTCCATCTTATCTACGGGCGCAGTCCCAGGAAGGATCGCAATGATATGCCCGAGATGCAGTAAAGCACTAAAGCCTTTTGACGAAGCCGGTGATAGGGGTTGGAATTGCCCGTCATGTCATCACTATGACGCTGAGACAAACCCCAAGGAGGCAGAGCAAATACAGATCGACATAGCAAAGGCTAAATTCCTGAAGGATGGCGGCAAGATTGAAGTGGTAGACTACACGCAGAACCGATCGTTCAAAGACCCGATAAAGCGCACACGCAAAGACCAGATTAATACACTGAGGAATAGAGACTTAAACGGTTGACCCCAAAACCCAAAAAGCCCACTCGTGCATGAGCAGGCTTCTTTGAAATATCCGACCGAAAGCAATCGAGGCAGATGCCATGAATTATACACCACAACTTTCATAAAATATATTTAAATACCCATAACCCTATCGACTGATAGTTTATGTACCAACTGGGCAAGCTGAGGAAACAGGGCAAACACAGTAACGGCGGGGCGGAGAAAAGTGGAGAAAGTTTCTCCATTACAGACTTTAGGATAAACCCTAGACACAACCCTTTAATTTGTGCATAGACTGAAGTCCGGCCTTGTCGTGAGACACGCTAAATGTTCCAAATGTGTTTACATCCTCTTGCGTCCTCCGGGGCGCGTTTTTTTGTCCAAGGCCACTAGATGGCTGGCGGCAGACCTACGAAAATGACGGAACTAACAGTCAAGAAACTTGAGGATGCTTTCATGCTCGGGTGTACTGACGTTGAGGCATGTTTCGCCGCAGACATCTCCAAGCAAACCCTCTACACCTACCAGGACAACAATCCAGAGTTTATAGACCGGAAAGAGCGGTTGAAGTCTAACCCTGTATTCAAGGCCCGCAGCGTTATCCTAAGCGCACTTGATGACAAGGATATCAACACAGCGCATAAGATCATTGATCGCAAGGAAGGCAGCAAGCTAGCGGTCACAGGCGATGTAACCGTCAAGCACAGTTGGTCCGTCACCGGAGTTACCAGTGAGTAGCGCAGCCGTAGACCTACAAGCGACTGAGAAGCTGACATGGCTACTGTCTAAGCCCAAGCGGGTCAAGATCGCAGTCGGTGGCCGAGGCAGTCAGAAGTCCACAGCCGTGGGCGATTTCATGTTGATGTTTGCGGATTGCGGCGATCGTATCTGTTGCACCAGAGAATTCCAGAACAGCATTGATGACTCAGTACACGAAAGCCTACGCCAAGAGATCGAGCGGCTGGGGGCATCAGCCAACTTCACAGTGATGGCGAATGAGATCAAAGCCCACAGCGGCGGAGAGATTTTCTACAAAGGATTGGCGCGCAACATCACCAGCCTGAAGTCTATCCACGGGGTTAATAAGCTCTGGATTGAAGAGGGGGAATCAGTCAGTGAAAAGTCGCTCAGGGTATTAACTCCCTCTATTCGTAAATCAGCAGCCGATAACGTCATTGATATTGACGGGGAGAAGCCTCCCGAAATCTGGATAACTATGAACCGTGGGAGTTCCAAGGACGCGATCAGCAAGAAGTATCTCAAGCGCGCGGAGGCATCACTGGCCAAGACCGGATTCTATGAAGATGACCTGATGATGGTGGTCGAGGTGAATTGGATGGACAACCCTTGGTTCCCTCCGGAGCTAGAGCAGGAGAGATTAGACGATCTCGCTAACCTACCCAGGGCAGAATATGACCATATTTGGGAAGGCAAATACTCCGATACCGTGGACAACGCCATCATTGAGCCCGAATGGTTCGATGCCTGTATTGATGCTCACATTAAGCTGGGGTTCGATGCCGTTGGACAAGAACGCGTGGCCTATGATCCTGCCGACTGTGGAGATCACAAGGCAGTAGCGTACTCCCACGGCGTTGTAATCAAAGATGTTCAGTCTACCGATGCAGGAAGAATAGACACGGCCACCGATTGGGCCACGTCATTCGCTATCGACAAGAAGCCTGATACTTTTACATGGGACGCTGACGGTGTTGGCTTAGGGCTCAAACGTCAGATCACGGACGCCTTCAAGGGCAAAAAGGTAGTGGTTGAGTCATTCCGGGGCTCTGAAGGTGCCGACAATCCCAAGCAAATATACGACCCGATCAACAGTGAAGTTAAGAAGCCCAAGACGAACAAGGACGCATTCCTCAATAAGCGTGCTCAATACTACTGGATGCTCAGGGACCGCATGTTACGCACGTACCTGGCGGTAGAGAAGGAAAAGAAAGCGATCAACCCCGACGACCTAATTAGCTTCTCTTCAAGCATTGAGCAGCTTCAGGCATTGCGCTCGGAGTTATGCAGAATCCCCCGTAAATACAACGGTTCAGGCCGCATTCAGCTCATGTCCAAGCCTGAGATGGAAAAGCTTGGCATTGACTCCCCAAACATGGGTGACGCTGTAATGATGTTGATGCGCCCGATTGAAGTTAACGACGAAGTAGAGACAATCAATTTCGCTGGATGGAACAAATGAAAGACAAAACAGACAGTGATGATCTCCCCAACCACGAAAATCATGCGTGGGTACTTGAGCATTTAAAGAAAGCCCAGGACGCAGACCACGACAACCGCGAGCAAGTGCGCGAGGCTAAGTTGTTTACCACTAAACGCGATGGGCAGTGGGAGTCTTATTGGTGGAATGCCAATGACGGCAGGCCCCGTTTTTCGTTTGACATGACCAATCCCATTATCGACCAGATCGCGGGTTATATGGAGCGCTCAGACTTTGATATCAAGATTTCACCGGCTGGCAATGATGCAACGAAAGATATCGCGGAAACCTATGACGGTTTAGTTCGCAACATTGAGAAGATGAGCAACGCGGTCCAGGTATTCAACAGCGCCGGGCGTAGCATGGTTGTCGGTGGCTTGGCAGGCTGGCGAGTTGTCCAGGAATACGTTGACGGCGATTCATTCGATCAAGACTTGATTATTAAGCGCGTGGGTAACTTTGAGGATCGCGTGTGGTTTGGCCCGTTTGAAGAGCCAGACGCCTCAGACGCTGATTATGGCTGGGTATTATCCGGCTTATTGCCTGAAGACTTTAAAACCAAGTACCCAGAGGCCACAGAAGGCTCTGTAGGCTCTGATCGCACCGGAACGGCTTACTACCACCGGCAAGACTTAGAGATGGTAGGGGAGTTCCTATACGTCAAAGAAGAGCCTATTGAATTGGTTCTGATGACCAATAACGAAATATACGAGGCCGATGCTGAATTTGATAAGATTGTCGATGAGTTGCTAGCGCTGGGAATCACAGAGCGCAAGCGGCGTAAGCGCATGAAACGGTGCGTGTATTCGCGTGAGTTCAGCACTCAAGACTGGTTGACCGATGCCAGAAAGACCGTGTTCGAGGAATGGCTACCCATTGTTCCAGCCTTTGCTAATTTCGATATCGTTGAAGAGAAAGTAGTCTATTACGGCGCTGTTGAAAAGATCATTGATGCACAGCGTGTGTATAACTATTCGCAGTCACGTGAGATTGAAGAGGGCGCACTGGCTCCCAGAGCTAAGTACTGGATGACCAGCGCCCAGGTTAAAGGGCACACCGATACACTCGCCACACTCAACACCAATTCAGACCCGGTGCAGATATTTAACCCGGATCAAGAACTACCAGGGCCGCCACAGCAGAACGGTGGGGCCACTATCAACCCAGGGCTGAGGACAATCTCCGAGGGCATGAAGGCGGTCATCAATCAAAGCGCGGGCATGTTCTCTGCTTCGATGGGTGATAACCCGTTTGCACAGTCAGGTGTGGCTATCGATAAGCTCCAAGACAAAGGCGACACAGGTAACAACAAGTACAGCACAGCCCGAGAGATTGCACAGCGTCACACGGCGCGCATTCTGGTTAAGGCTATCCCCAAGGTTTACGGGCCTGGGCGTCAGGTTCGCATACTGGACGAAGATGGTTCGTTTGATATGGCGACTATTGGTGAGGTCATTATTGACCAGCAGACCGGCGAAGAAGTCACGCTCAACGATCTATCGGTAGGAAAGTACGATGTTGCCTGCAGTAGTGGGCCAAGCTTTAAGAATCGCCAGAATGAAACCGTTCGCGCCTTAACTGAAGTCGGCAAGGTTGACCCCAGTGTGATCCAGTTGGGCGGCGATATCTTGCTAAACAATATCCCCGCGCCCGGCATGCGCTCTATTGGCGGGCGTAAGCGCAACCAGCTATTTCAACAGGGATTGATACCCGAGGATCAATGGACGGACGAAGAGAAGCAGAAAGTCCAGGAGCAGCAGCAAGCCGCACAAAATCAACCTCCACAGCAAGACCCTATGGAGATAGCGGCACAAGCCGAGGCCATGAAAGGGCAGGCCGATATGTTGGACGCTCAGACCAAGCAGCAGGAATCACAGTTCTCCCAACAGGAGAGAATGGAAAAACTCAAGATCGACACCTTTAACGCTGAGACATCACGCATTAGCGCCGAGACCAAGCGAATCGAAGTTGAGAGCGGCATACGCAAGAAGACCGCTGACGCAGAAGGATCAGAGCTGGATAACTTCGCCAAGGTTGAGGATATTCGTAATGCTCCAACGAAGCGGCTCATGGAAGTTATGCAAGGTGGCTTGAGTGGCAACTGAGCGACAACAAGTAGCAGCAGAGCTTATCCGGCGTGAGTTGGAAGACCGCGAGCAGGCCAAAGAATCCCAAGCAGGAAAGACGATTGAGCTTCTGTCCAAAGGACTGACCAAACAAGCCCGGCAACAGGACGAAAGCACACGAGCCCAGGTTGACCAAATACTACTAGGTATCGAGACCATCGCCAAAGAGATGGGCAAGGCATCACGGGACCAAGACAAGCGCTTCGAGAAGCAAGCGAAGGCGCACACCAATGCCTTGAGTCTTAGCACCAAGCAACTGAAAGAGGTTGGCGACAGCAATCTGAATGCCGTTGTCGATCAACTCTCTGTTATTGCACAGGCAAATCCAGCACTAATTAAGTCACTAATTGCCGCACTAAAAGACAGCTTAAACAATGCACCGGAACAAAAGCCGGTGAAGTTTGATATCGAGCGTGACCAGCGCGGGTATTTGAAGAGTGTTATTGCCACACCAATTAGGAGTTAGGTTGAAATATTTGATTGCATTTTACGCTTTGTTGCTTTCCGCTACCGCGTCTGCCCAATTAACTGTAGACAAATTCTGCGAGTATCATTCTCAGGATATGCTGTGCGCGTCCGCCCCCGTCGATACTGATGGTGATGGCGTCCCCGACGATCTGGACGAGTGCCCGAATGATCCCAGCAATACGTGTAACAACCCGCCCAGCGATATAGACGGCGACAACGTACCCGACGATATAGATCAGTGTTCAGCGACTCCCGCAGGCGTACCGGTTGACGCTGTTGGTTGTGCCTTGCCCGGCGACCCTAACGAGCCAAGCACAAGCCTGGTCACTTGCCCTGAAATAAACCTTTACCCGAATACCTACGTTTCGGGCTATCGCTGCGACCTGCCCAGTGATACGGCATACGATCCTTACGGCATAGACACTAAGGGGTTTTACACTTGGCGGCTAACGTACAAAGACAACATCTTGATCAGGCCAGAAGGCGCTAGCGTAGAGAAGCCGTCCAAGGTAGTCGCCAGCTTTCACGCGTCCGGCGGTGGCCCTAGAATTCACTGGGGCAGTCCGAGCTATGACCACTTCGATAAAGAATCCCGGCTTATGGTTAAAGCTCAGGATATGGAGAGCTACGGCCACATAGAGTCCTGGGGCTTGAGTGGCTACGGTACAGCGCAGGGGGTCGGCAGTTATGCCGCCGAGCGGATGTGTCAGTTACTCGATCTTGTCGAAAACCGCCACTCTCTTATATTTGACTGGGGTCGGGGTTTAACCGCGCAAGGCCAGTCGATGGGGGGTAGGGCGTCACTGCAAATGCCTATGATCATGTGCCAGCGATGGCGCGAGCGGCTTATTATGTCCGATGGCATTACCGGGCACACACTGCCCAGGACCTTGCCCGTGCTATACCCGGCGATGGGGCCGGACACAGGGGCCAACTCTGCCAACTGGGACAAGATGGATTTTCAGATACAAGCCCCCCTCGACAACATCGTCCAGAATATTGTGTACGTCCACCAGTGGGGCTGGAATGATGTTCTTGGGATGCTCAACCCCAAGTTTCTTGACGTTGTGCGAGATAATAAAATCAGTGGGAGCTTTACGTGGGCAGAGCTAACGCCCGCGCACGGCGTCCCGGTAGTTGGGTCCATGCTGAGAGAGCCCACGACAAACAAAGTCTCGCTCGATAGGCCTTTCCTGGCGTTCACTAATTCAACAGGCGATTACCCGCAGGACTGGTACGGCAAGACCGTTTCCACTATGCCGCGCTCTGGTCATATTAACCAAGGCCTGTGGTGGGATCACGGCAATATTGTAGAGACAGCCAGCACGATCACCTTCCCGGTTAAGTACGTGGCTAAGGTGGCAGGCACTAACGATCACACGCCAGGCATGATTGGTTCCATCTCGGTTGACGTAACGCCGCGGTGGACGTTCTCACAGCTAATCGACAAGCAGGCGTTTTCCAACCTTGCGCCGAATACGGCCTATAGCTGGGTGTTCGGCTCGCAATCTGGCACCGATACCACGGACGCTAAAGGCCTATTGACGATGAACATCGCGCTTGTCTCAGGTGATCCGTACATTAATCTCGTAGTCACTAAGTAAATGCCGACAGATGTAGAGTTTTTTGCCAATCCCGCATCGACTGCGGGCGGCGACGGCACTACGCCTGGCACCACCGGTTCTACGCGGGCCTTTGTGTCCATGCAGGCCGCTATCGATGGCGTAAAAGCCGCCCACGGCGCAATGACCACCAACGACGAGCGGGTGATTATTACGGGCGTTGCTGGCAACGGCACGGACACTACAGCGGTCAATGCTGCTTCTGCGGACTGGGTCGGGGACGCGACCCGCTATTTGTGGCTCAGGGGCGACACGTACAATACGATTAAGGGCGGGGCGGGGTACAGGATCGCGCTGGACGCAGGCTTTAACTTGCCGGTGTTGCAATCGCTTGCCTCCTTTGTTGAAGTCACAGACTTACAAATTCACAGCACACGTATAGCTAACTATGCTCGTGGTGTGGCGCTTGCGGCTAGCGCTAAGCTAAAACGCTGTATCATTAGCGGAGAGGGGATCGGGGCTAACTCACTTTCGAGCGTGTTTTCCGGTTTCACCCCTATCGTTGAATCCTGCCTGATTGATGGCTGGGGTGGTGGTGGACTGGTGATTAACAACTTCGTTAACGGCACGGTCACAAATACCACGGTCGCCAACTGCCTCCGAAACTTTGACAAGATAGGGACGTCCGGCAGCAATGCGGTGGCGACCAATTGCGCAGCTTATAATGGCGGCACAGACTGGACGGGCACAGACTGGACGGGGTCGCATAACGCCTCTAGTGATTCGACCGAGCCCGGCACAAGTCCCATCACGACCGATATTGATTCCGCTGATTTCGCTGACGCTGTGGGCGGCGACTTCCGTATCGCTGATACAAGCTCAACACTTTACAACACGGGCACGGCAACAGGCAGGCCAGCGCTAGACCTGCAAGGCAATGCGTTTACGACCAACGATATCGGGTGTTATGCGTTTTTAGCAGCCGCGAGCGGTAGAATAATGGGCGGTATTGCCGGGAAAGGCGGCCTTGCTGGAATGGGCGGAATAGCAGGAATTGGCGGCGGGATGGCCGGATAATCAACAGGTAAATTTATGTCAGATTTTACACTAGGCGAAACGCAATACATTGCATTCACAACCCGGGCATTTGCCTCGGGTATTCCCACGGTTTTGGCCGGCTCCCCGGTTGTTTCCGCCTATGAGGATGCAGGGCTAACCCAGATTACTGCAGGCATTACCCTCGGAGTGGACCACGACGGCGTTGTGGGTTTAAACATGCTCACGGTAGTTGCCACCACCGGCAACGGCTTCGAGATTGGAAAATCTTACAATCTGGTAGTGACGACTGGCACAGTGGATAGCGTTAGTGTCGTGGGCGAGGTAGTTGGACAGTTTACCCTGGGACGATCAGCGGCGGCGGTTGATCTTGCCAATGCAACTGACGGATTGACAGCGCTTAAAACTGTGCTTGATTTGGCAGCAACGGCGGCAAACCTCGCAATAGTAGATACGGTGGTCGATGGCATTCAGACAGACCTAAGCAACGGCACTGATGGGCTTGGAGCCATTAAGACTTCAGTTGACGCCATACCCACCACAGCAATGAGAGGCACAGACTCGGCAGCTACGGCAGCGGCACTAGCTACAGTTGACGGCATTGTTGACGCGATCTTAGTAGACACTGGCACAACCCTACCTGCATCACTTGCGACTATAGACGGGAATGTGGATTCTATTTTGGTCGATACAGGTACGACTATTCCTGGTCAGCTTGATGATATGTCGGGCGCTACCTTTGCCACTGCGACAGACTCACTTGAAGCGTTGAGGAACCGAGGCGACGCTGCATGGACGACAGGCGCGGGAGGGTCATCACCCACGGTCGCGGAGATCAGGACCGAGATGGACGACAACTCCACAAAGTTGGCCGCAATTGTTGCTGACACTAACGAGCTGCAAGCAGACGACATTCCAGGGCGCTTTGATGGGCTTGAGGGTGCGACCTTCGACACATCAACAGATTCTAACGAGGCTATTAGGAATCGCGGCGACGCGGCATGGGCTGGCGGTGGTTCGGCTCCAACTGTTTCTCAAATCCGCACAGAAATGGATGACAACTCGACCAAGCTAGCGGCAATCGTGGCAGACACAAATGAGCTACAGGCCGACGATGTGCCGGGACTTATCGCAACATTACAAGCTGATACGGATGATATCCAGACCAGATTGCCCGCGTCTCTAGCAGGCGGGCTGATGTCCTCTGACGCGGTGGCCATCTCTGGCAGTACAGCAGCAGCGGTTCAGCTTGAGGCGTCTGCCGAAACCATTGTTATCGCAGCGGCGGTGACCGGAACGCTCAGCACAACTCAGATGACCAGTGATCTCACGGAAGCCACAGACGACCACTACAACGGGCGCATTATTATCTGGACCTCTGGCGCGCTAAAGGACCAGGCGACGAACATCACGGACTACACCGGCACCAATGGGCTGCTAACGTTTACCGCGATCACTGAGGCCCCCAGCAACGCTGACACCTTTGTAATCGTGTGATATGACCGCGCTATCGGTAACGGCAACGCCGGGGCGCGCGCAGAGCTTTAGCCCTAAGTCTCCAGCTTCGGGTAAGTCGTCGGATCAGATAACGGCGCTCAGTGTTCAGGCTTTACCGGGTGGCTTACATACCTTCATCGCTAAGACACCAGCGGGGGGAGGGGGCAAGCCATCGACCAGGCTCACCGAATTGTCTGTCATGGCAACACCGGGCGGGCTGCATGAGTTTATTGCGAAGACTCCCAGCGGAGGCGGGGGTAAGTCATCCGACAGAATCACTGATCTATCGGTTACAGCAACACCAGGCGGGTTACATGACTTCTTGGCGAAGAATCCAGCGCCGATAATACCCATAGAGCCAGCACGCGGCGGGGGCGGTAGCGGAGTTTATAGCGACTATGAGCGCGAGAACATTTTAAGAGAAGACGAAGAAATACTGGCCATCATTATGGCGCATACATTGCACTAACGGCACACGACCGAATCGTGGCATTTAGGAGAACGATATGAGTGAAGCGGCAGATCAGGAAGTAATCGAAGTGGCCCCGGTTGAGGAAGATACCAGCGGTATTGTTTTCTCCGAGGAATCACCGGCTGAAGAGATAGTTGACCCCACCGAGAAAGCCGAAGTAAAGGAGCCTGTTCGATTCTCTGAAGACCAACAAAAAGTATTTGACGAGGCGATCAACAAAAAGACCGCCAAGACTCGCGAGGCTGAACGTTTAGCGCAAAAGCTACAGGAAGACCTAGAGCAGCTTAGAAAGCAAGTTCCCCAGGAAACCCGGCCCGATATCCCCGCATTGCCAGACCCTTACGACGATGATTTTGCAGAGCAGATGGCGGCAAGGGATAACACCATCATCCAAGCGGCTCGGTTTGACAGTGAGCAGCGGGCCAGGGAGCAAGCGCGACAGGATGCCGCTAACGCAGAGTGGGCCAAGCAGCAAGAGCATACCCAGGCTGCAATCGTTGACTACTCAGAGCGATCTAAGAAGCTAGGCATTGAACCTGTAGATTTACAGCAAGCCGGTGCGGTGGTGGGAAACTACGGGCTGACAATGGAAGTTGCCACACACATTCTACGTGAGGCCCACGGCCCCAGTATTACCGTGTACCTGTCAAAAAACCCCACAGTGCTGGATGAAATATCTCGACTGTCGCCAATGGACGCAGCGGTTCGCATATCCACCGACATTAAAGAGGCAGCGCGCAACATGACACAACCTAAAGACCTTGCCCCAGACCCTGTTAGCCCTGTTCGCGGATCGGGTATGCCAGAGGGTGACGGAGGGCCAAAAGGCGCTACCTTTGTCTAGTTGACACACTATTAAATTGTGTGCATAGACTAAATCACGGTCTCCATGACCGGCATTAAATACCTTTAAGGGCTCCGCTGCATCTCGACCCTACCTGTACAGCGACAGGAACCGAGAAAACCCTTATTTAATGCTTATGGAGGCCGACAATGGCTAACAATTTTGATTCAAACTTTTCGCGCAAGCTCGCGAAATCCTTCTTAAAGAAATTCGAAAGTGACCGCGTTCTCAGTAAGAACGTAAACACTCAATTGCTTGATGGTAAGTTCAACCCCGATAGCGGGGAGAACTACGACTTTAAGCGGCCCACTGATTACGTTTCTGTTCGTACCGCTAACGGTGATGTGTCTGGCGAAACTGCCAGCTCTATTACCACAGGCAAGGCGACTGGTACGGTTCAGCCTTACTTTACAGCCTTTGTTGATTTCGATGAAGCTGACGAAGCGATCAAGATGGGCGGGCTAGACCAACTGCTTGCACCTTTGGCCACTCGCATTAAGACTGATTTCGAAGTTGACTTTGCTGCATTCATGATGAAGAACACTAACTTGCTTTCCGGTACTGTCGGCACAGCGATCTCTACTTGGGATCACGTTGCAGGCGCAGCCGCGATTATGCAGGCTTCTGGTGTCCCTTCTGATGGCGACTGGTGTATGACGGTAAACCCGTTCACTCAGCGAGCCCTTGCAGGTATTCAGCGCTCTTTAGGTGCTGTTGATCCTCTGGTCTCTGAAGCGCACCGTAAGGCTATTATCAGCGAGAACTTCGCCGGTATTAAGGTTATGACTGCCACAACTCTGGCATCGTATACCACAGGCATTGGCGCTGATCGTGCCGGTACTCTCTCAGCAGCTCCTACCCCCACTTATCTGGCGGCTAAGGACTCAATGCAGCAATCATTAGCGGTTACTGCCTTCCAAGCAAACCTTGTTGTTGCTGCCGGTGAAACCATCACCGTAACAGGAGCGAATCGCCTGAACTTGTCTACTCGGCAACAGATCGTCGACGAAACAGGCGCGGCTATCTTGTTCAGTGGCACAGTGACTGAAACGGTAACGCTGAGCGGTGCTGGTGCGGGAACCCTGGTTGTTTCTGGCGCGGGCATCTTTGAGGCTGGCGGAGCTTACAACACAGTGGAGGCGGCATTGGCCAGTGGTGCTGTAGTGACGCTTGGTGGCGCTGCTGCAACCTTAATCCAGCCTAACCTGTTCTGGCACAAGGAAGCGTTCTCTGTAGGTTCAGTACCCATTAAGAAGCTTCATTCTACCGATACCATTGCAACCACTGAAGACGGTTTGCAGTTCCGCGTATCGAAAGGTGTCGGCTTCCTTGAGAACCAGCAGAAGGTCCGTTTTGACTTCCGTCCCGCTTATGCAGTGTTGAATCCGTTCTTCGCTGGGCAGGCATTCGGTAGCTAAACCGCTGGATTAACCGGCTAGGGAGGCGGCTCAGTGGAAACATTGCAGCCGCCTTTTTTATAACTCCACAGGGAATTATCATGGCAGGAAAGAAGAAAGTAGCACCTATTGAGGAAGTCAGTGCAAACCCTGAAGACCTCCGGACATGGGTGAAGCCAGACGGTACAAAACTAGAATTAAACGGATACAAGGCCACGATTGAAGCGGCTGTGGCACTCGGCTGGAAGCCTGCTTAAATGGCAACGGCTGGAGATTTTGCACAGCGTAGCTTGAAACGCATTCTAGTACAGGCAGCAGATGCCCCGCTAGAAGCTGACGACTACGCTGATTACTTGGACGCCTTAAATGATTTCATGGCTGACCTTGAATCTGATGGCGTTCGTTTAGGCTATACACCGGTTACGAATATCGCTGATATCGTGACAGTTCCCGCAGGTGCTAATCGTGGGATTATTGCCAACATGGCGGTTGAAGTCTCACCAGACTACGGCGGCACGATCACCCAGCCTTTAGTGATGCAGGCGCGCGAGGGGATGAAAGTTCTCGAAAAGCTCGGCGTTCAAATCATTGCTACGGCCTTGCCTACCTTATTGCCAGTGGGCTCTGGCTCAGAAGATTACCGGTACACCACACACTTTTTCGAAGACTTATCGAGCGCGCTGATTACACTGGCGGGCAATAGTGTGTCCACGGTCATGACTGCGACCGATACGGCTTACCGTGTTGCAGGGTTCTGGAATCTCTCAAAGCTGACAGGGTTTCGTGGGGATATTACCGGCACACTAACCAATATCACTGACTTAAAAGTTGATATCACGGCGACAATTAACTTTAGCGCGACCGGGAATAGCACGTACACCTTCCGGCTTATGCAGAACGGGGTCTCTGTGGCCACTGTAAGCTCTGCGCTAACAAGTACACCTGTCGCCTTAGCATTAACCAAACTCGTCACACTGAACCCAGGGGACTATCTGGAGCTATGGGTTGAAGATGATCTAGCCACAGAATCTGTGACTGTTACTCAGGCAGTATTCGAAGCGCTGTGATTACTCCCCTGCCATTTGCTACCGGGTTCTACGAATCGCCAGTGCTACCCCTTGCGGCCCAAGAGTGCCTAAATTGGTATGTGCATGTCCCTGATGGACCCGCACTGACGCCAGAGGTTCTATTCCCTACACCGGGGATAGCGGCGGTAGTCTCAAGCGGCACAGATACAGATGACGCTAACCGGGGCGGCTGGGCATTGAATGGCGTCCCGTACTACGTTAACGGCGCAACGCTTTATAGGCTTAATGCTGACGACACACTGGACTCGCTAGGGACTATCGGCGGCACCGGGCGTGTATCAATGTCCGATAACGGTACTCAGTTGATGATCTTGGCACCGGGCGTGAATGGCTACATATTCACTACAGGGCCGGACGCTCTAACCACCATTTCAGATGTTGATTTTGTGGCCAATGGGAACCCTCAAGCGGTTGTCTTTGTTGACAGTTATTTTGTGTTCACTACGGACGCAAACAAATTCATTATCTCCGCCTCTAACAATGGGCTGGCTTATGACGCGCTCGACTTCGGGACCGCGGAATCAAACCCAGACGGAACACAAGTACCTATCGTATTTAAAAACCAGCTTTTCATTGTTGGTGAGATTACAGCGGAAGGCTTTTCGAACATCGGCGGTGCAGACTTTCCCTTTCAAAGATCCGGCGTGTTCCTCGATCAAGGCACAACCTCCCCTTTCTCAGTGCTCAAAACCTCCGAAACATTCTTATTTATCGGTGGAGCAAAAGACGAGTCTCCAGCGGTTTGGGCGTTCGCAGGCAACACCACACAAAAAGTCAGTACGTTAGCGATTGATGACCTGTTAGAAGATTTGACCGCAGCACAATTAACCGCTGTGTTTGGCTGGTCATACGCTCAGAGCGGCCATTACTTTGTCGGATTTACTCTGCCGGCAACTACTATCGTCTATGACACCACGACCGGAAAATGGCACGAGCGAAAGTCTCGCTATATCGACGCAGCATTAAACACGATCGATGTTCCCTACCGGGTGAGTTCAGTCGTCAAAGCCTACGGCAGTATGTACGTGGCCGACACTCTGGACGGTCGACTAGGATTGATGGACCCTGACAATGTGGACGAGTACGGCAATAGAGTATTCCGCCGAACGTCTGGCCAGCCATTCCAAGACAATATGAAGCCGTTCACCGTCCCTTATCTTGAGATCACTATGGAATCCGGTGTTGGTAATGCAGCCGAGCCAGACCCCATGATTGTTATGGATCGCTCAGTGGATGGCGGCAAAACCTTTGTGTGGGACCGCGCTAGGGGCATAGGCAAGGTAGGAGAGAACAACCGCAGAATTATATGGCGGCGTAATGGCCGGGTTGATCGCTTTCAAGTCTTTCGATTCAGCACTTCCGCACCGGTTAAAGCTCCATTGCTCGGTCTACACGCCGATATTATGGTGGGCCAGTAATGTCAGAGGTATTAAACGCATCGCTCCCCATCATCCTTGAAGACCGCACTATGGCGCTGTTCTTCCGTGAGTTTATGTTCAAGGTTTCGCGCTCCTTGCCGACTGTTGGCACTGGATCACCAGAGGGCGTACTAGAAGCTCCTTACTTGTCGCTTTACATCGATGAGGGCGCAGGGCAGGGGCTTATCTCCTATCGCAAAATGCTGCCTGACATTAGCGGTGATAAGTCCCAAGGGTGGGAACAGCTTTCGGTGGGTTCTGCGACATGGGGCGGCATTGGTGGGTCTATTGCTAGCCAGGTTGACTTGCAAGCGGCACTTGACGCGATAGACACAGCCCAAGTGACTACCGGCACCTTTGCAGACGCCAGAATCTCGGCTACTTCAGTCACTCAGCATGAGGCGGCACTGGCAATACTGGCCAGCCAAGTTTCAGGCTACAGCGCCCCGCTAATCTCCACTGAATCCGCAACCACTTACACAATGCTTGTGGGTGATGCAAACGTTGCCAAGCGTATGACCGGCGCAAGCCCTGCTGTGACAATTCCAACGGGGACGTATGCGGTTGGCGATGTATTGACGATCAGGCAGGCGGGAACCGGAACCCTCGTGCTCACTACAACTGGGCTAACAGTTAACGGGACTATTCCAACCTGGGCGCAGCATGTAGAAACCAGTTTTCGATACATCGCTACAGACACATGGGATGTAATTTGATGATGGCACTCATAGACAACACCTTGAGTTATTTTGATGAGTTCCGCACTCATTGCGATGGGCTAGATTACACCGGCACAGTAAACCCAGTTGACGGGGTTTTATACCCAGGCATTAGCACTGAGATTCCTAAAGGCGTAGAGCGTAAAGTTGTTAAATCTCTTCAGGAAAATATACCTAAGACCATCAACGAAACAGTGATGTTTTTGCGCGCGACTCTTGAGGGCGTTCCAGTGCCGCACCAGGCGCACAACGACGCGACTATGGGCGATTACGGGATAATTCTATACCTGAACCGGGCGGAACACTGCAAGGGCGGCACTGCGTTTGTTCGGCATATTGAAACTGGGATGGATAAGAACCCCCGTAACCAGGAAGAGCAAGAAATCTGGGAGCGAGACACCAACAACCGCGAGGCATGGGAGATACAAGAAATGGTAGAAATGCAGCCTAACCGCGCATTTGTATTTGATACCCATTCAATGCACCGGGCAGAAATGCCTACCTCATTCGGGGCTGACTCAACAGATGGGCGCTTAGTTCTAGTTTGTTTCGCGAGGGTTATCTGATGATTAGGGCGGGCAGCAATAACGACCTGGTGGATATTATCGCTATGTCATCTGAGTTTTGGGAGCACACTATTTACGATGAACCGCTATGTTCTGTGTCGGTGATGAACATGGCAAAGCATTGCATTGAGCAAAACCTAATGTCAGTGGTTGAGATCGGCGGGCATGTTGTCGGCTTTGCGTGTGGCATTAAAGGCCCGTTATTGGGTAATAACGCAGTGGCAACTGGGACTGAGATTGCTTGGTGGGTAAACCCAGAGCATAGGAGCGGGCGTAACGGCATTGGCCTGCTAAAGCATATTGAAGGGCTCGCCAAAGCAGCGGGTATTAAATATTGGAATATGGCTTATATGGAATCAAGTATGCCTGAAGAGATCAAAGGCATTTACGAGAAATTAGGCTATCAGCAAACAGAAGTTATCTATTCGAGGGTTTTATAATGGCCGTTACCACAGCAGCAGTAATCGGGGGGGGTCTTGCCATAGGTGGGGCTGTATCTGATTACAATTCCAGAGGCGATGCACTCGACGCTCAGGAAGATCAAAACGCAGCCGAAACTCAATTTATTAAAGAGCAGGCGGCGCAAGCCCGGAAGGACGCTGTTCCTTTATTCGGTGCTGCACAGCAAAACCGAGAACTTGGCGTACAAGGTGCTCTCGATACTCAAGGGTTATCGACTCGCCAGCAGATCGACACCACGGCAAGGGGTAACTTCTTTGCTCAGGAAGCGATGCTTGCAGGCCAGGAGCAGACACAAAACGCTTTGCTTGGGCTTCCTGTCGATATGTCCGGTATTCAGCCTAGAATTTTACATCCTGAACGCAACCTTGAATCGATGTTTAACACTCAGGTTCCTGACTTTGTGAGCGCGGGTATTACAGCACCAGGTACAGAGCCTGTCCAATTCACACCGGGCGGTACAACTAACCAAGCATTAGCGGCTAAGGCTTACCAAGACGGGTATTTGACGGACCAGCAATTCGGAGCACTCAGCCGGAACTTTGCAGACGATCAAGCGAATGCAGGGGCAACTAACTGGGGTTCGGCTCCCAATGCTGACTTTCTATTAAATAAGATTGGAGCGAACACTAACCCGCTGCTATCCGGCGCGCTTTCTAGCCTGTTCCTTGCGGTACATCCCGGCGAGAAGCCCGGCAATCAAGCCCAATTATTAGGAGGCGTGTAATGCTTAATCTTGGATCACCAGCAGGAAACCCTGGCTACAGTTTTGCAGCGGGTGCCTATAACCCTCAAAGCGGGAAATATGAGGGCGGCGGTGCGACGTGGGTAGGCCAAGGCCAAGCTCCGGCGGGCTCTCAAGACCAGTTCAGGAATTGGGTAGGTAGCCAGAATCAAGGCGCAGCCAATGGTATGAGCTTTGTCGGGCAGGCTCCTAACTACGGTTCTCCAAATGCCGGGCCACAGGGTGGCGCACCCAACCCCATGCAGCCAGGGCAGGCTCTAGGCGGTCAACAGCGGCCAGTGATGGATAACGCTTATTACAACGGGCTCGATCAGGCGGGGCAGGCTAATTTCAATACCAAAATGGGGCAAGACCCCGCGTTTATCGCGGCAATGCAGAACGCGCAATATAACGCGGGCATAAGCCCTAATTCTGGGCAGGCACCAGCACAAGGCGGCTACCCGCAACAAGGTGGAAATGTCCAAGCCGGGGGTCCAGGTGGTTACAACCCAGGTGGTGGGGGCACTCAATGGGGTGCACCGGGGCAGAGTCAAAATATAGCAGGCAGTGTTCAAGGTGGGCAGCTTGCCGGAACCTTTGGGCAGGCGGCTCCAGGAATGGCACCACCGACCGGTTTGATCGGTTCTGAGATGGCACAACAGCAAGGACTTAGTGGCGCTCTAGGCGGCATACAGGGCGGCCTGAACAACTACAACCAGCAAGCTAATCGCGCATCCAGTCTCCTCGGGGGCTTTGCCACTAACGGGCAGGGCGCGAACAGTGTGATGGCGGCTCAATCTGGTGCATTAGGTGGGCAAGCTCAGCAGGACGCTTACAACAATTTCAACGACTCACCGGGACAGCAATTCCTTAGGGACCGAGGCGAGCAAGCCATTGTGCGTAATGCAGCGGCTACAGGTGGGCTTGGTGGGGGCAACGTCCAGAAGGCTCTAGCAACCTTTGGCCAAGGACTGGCACAGCAGGACTTTAGTAACCAGTTCAACCGATTGGGCCAGGTCTCTAATCAAGGCTTTGCAGCTACACAAGGGCAGTCGAATATCGCACAGAATCAAGGTCAGGCTGGCTTGAACTCTGGCAACTTAGCAGCGAATTACAATTTCAATACAGGCCAGCAGATGGGCGCGGGGCGCACCAGAACAGGCGAGCAAATAGCCGATTCTGTCTCCAATACGACTTCCGGGCTCGCGAACTTGATTAACCAGCAAGGGCAGAACTTGTCAGGCATTGTCGGCGCTGGAGGAAACAACATTTCCAGCTTATTGGCTGGCCTTGGACAGCAAACTGGACTGAGCCAAGAGCAGCTGGCAGCGATGCTGGGGAATATCTCGATTGGACAAAGCTCACAAGTGGCCTCGCAGCCATCTCTGGGGCAATTCGTGCAATCAGGCGGCGCTACAGGTGCAGTAAGCGCAGCAGCGGGCGGTCTCGGCGGCATTCTAACCGCGCTCGGGTAAACATAAAAAGGGGTAATGTATGAATGATATGAGCCAAGCGGGTTTGGTATTGCAGGGTCTTAGCGCTGGATTACAGGGGCGCGGAGTGGAATTTGGAAACAGTCTAGCTGAACGTGATGCGCTTGCTCAGCGAGGCAATGTAGCGGCAGGTAAAGAGCAGCGCCTGCAGGCTGGGGCCAATCAGGAGGCGGATTTGGCTCGCATGAAGACAGTTTTTACTGATTCAGCCGCTGGATTAAAGTTTGGTAAAGATGATCGATGGGACTTGGTTAGCAGGATCGCAGTTAACCGCGCTGAAAGTGCTAATGAGCAAAACTTCCCAGGTGTAGACTTTAGCGGGACAAGGAGAATAGCCCAGAAATCCATACTTGCAGCGCAGGGTGACAAGACAGCGCAGGCCGAGCTACTCAAAGAGTTCAGCGATAACGTGATGATGGGGAGAGAGTTAAACATTTTTGACCCAGAACCAGGTCCAGAGCTTATCAAGGGTGGAGATATCAGCAAGGCGGGGCAAGTCTCTTACATGGATGCAAAGGGCAATCTGGTAGCGAAGGATATTAAGGGCTTCAAGATTGGTGATGGTACCGACAATGAGAAAATCGGCGCATCAGCGGTTACTCGCGTTTATGACAATGGAACTATCACCCAGGCGCTTAGGAATGGCGATACACGAGTCACAAATCCAGAAGGTGTTATTGTTACCGGCGAGGATCGTCTAGCGGTACTGCGAGCTGCGCGGGAAGAGGAAATATCCTTTGCTGCGTCCAAGGCCGGACGGACAGAGGCCGCTAAGAGCTCCATTAAAACCTCCGATAAATACTTTGATCGGATTGACAAGATTCGGCCCGCTATCGCCAATATTGATACTGCAATCAAGGCCATTGATGACGGGGCTTCTACTGGTGTATTTATGAGTATGTTGCCAAGCTTTAGGGCCGCATCCAAAGAACTGGATAATGTTCAAAAGCGCATGGGTTTGGATGTTATTGGGAGTACTACGTTTGGAGCCCTATCTGCTGGCGAGCTCGCTTTGGCTGTTAGCACTGCGCTGCCCACCAATATGGACCCGGCGGAGCTTAGGGGCTGGCTAGTCGACAAGAAAGAATCTCAACAGAAGCTGTCTAACTACATCGAAGAGGCCGCGATATTCCTTGGGACACCAGGCGGAACCCCAGCGAAGTGGGCAGCGATGCAAAAAGAGAAACAAGCGAGCGCGCCACCAGCACAAAAAGGCGGAGGATCACAAGAAGGCCAGACAGCAACTAACCCGCAAACGGGTGAAAAACTGATATTCCAAGGCGGGCAATGGGGTCCAGCATGAGCGCACAACTACCTGAAGGGTTTGTTATTGACGAGCCTGCCGCGTTACCGCCTGGATTTGTCTTAGACTCGCCAGAGCAAGCGGAAAAGCCTGACAGCTTTCTCGACAATACTCGCGCTGTGCTAGCGGAAGCTGGCGCGGGCGCTATGCGTGAGGCGGCGGGCTTAGTTGATTTTGTGGTGCCTGACACTGTGAACGCGGTTATGAGTTTGGCGGGTTCAGATAAGAGAATGCCCACACTTACAGATTCCCTTGAGGGTATCGGTATTCAGGGTGGGTTCATGGAGCCAGGAACAGCGCAAGATGCTGTTAGGGGCGCAGGACAGGCTTTGACGATGGCGGGCGGCTTCGCACCAGTAACCCGCAATGTTGCAAAGATTCCCGGCGCTATTGCTGAGTTTGCGGGGATCGGAGCGGCTAAAGCTCCAATTCGGGCCGCGAGCGTATCACTTAGCCAGCAAGCACTCGAAAAGCTACCAGAAGCAGAGCAGGCGCTATTATCAGGCTCTGGCGATGTAATCACCGCGACTAAAAAACTCGACCCCAGCGCGCCCCTACAGGCTCCTAGAGCGATAACCGACAAAGTGGGTAAAGAGGCAGTAAAACAAGGTTTTGACGAGGGATTGATTGCACAGATTAAAGCATCACCCAAAAACGCTCGCAAGAAAATGGCGGCAATGGTCGACATAGTGGAAAAGGGTAAAAAGAATTTTCGCTATTCCGCAGAGAACCGCCCCTTGGACATAGCCGGAGACTCTGTATTGACCCGTGTAAAAGTCGTAAGGGAAGCTAACCGGGCTGCCGGGAACAGGCTCGACAGCACCGCGAAAGCCCTTAAAGGTCAACAAATAGACGTTACTACCGCAGTGGACGGCTTCTTAAAAGAATTGGACGGCATGGGTGTGCAGTTTAACCCAACGACTCGCGAACTCAACTTTAAAGGCTCAGACCTTGAGGGTGTAGTGGGACCGCAGCGCGTAATTAAGAATGTCATTACTCGGATGCTGGACACAAAAGCGCCAGATGCTTTCGATACTCACCGCATGAAGCGCTTTATTGATGAGCAAGTAACCTATGGGAAGAATGCCCGAGGCCTGGGTGGTAAGACTGAGAATATCCTGAAATCTCTACGCCACAACCTCGACTCGGTATTAGATGAGAATTTCCCCGCATACGACAAAGTAAACACCGAATATGCCCAAACTATCGGGGCTCTCGATGCGCTTCAGGACGTTGCAGGCAAAAAGATGGACTTCTACGGTGAAAATGCAGATCAAGCTATAGGCACACTAACCCGCAGACTGCTTAGTAACGCGCAGTCTCGAATCCCACTAAAAGACGCCATAAAGAAGCTTGACGATGTGGCGCAAAGGTTTGTATCTGGTGGGACAGATGTAGTCCCGTTCGGGCATATCACCAAGCGCAGTGGTGTGAAAGCCTCCGACCTTGATGACGACATTATGGGGCAAGTGATGTTTGTCGACGAACTCGAAAAGATGTTTGGCACCAACGCTAGAACCTCACTGCAAGGCGATGTTGAGAAGGGTGTGCGTACTGGCATCCAGGGCCCTGGTGCTATCGCGGTAGAAGGCGCGGTAGCTCTGGCCAAAAAGGTGCAAGGTGTCAACGAAACTAACGCAATGAAGGCGCTACGCGAACTATTGAAGGAATCTAAATAATGTCCAGAATACTCGATATTGGAACCCAGTTTTTTGACGCTAACGGTGCGCCATTGAGCGGAGGGAAATTAAACTTTTACGACACTGGGACCACCAACCGGAAGACCACTTACTCGGATGCCGCCTTATCAAGCGCAAATGCTAACCCGGTCATACTTGGAGCAGACGGCGTTCCTCCTGATATATTTTATGCAGGCGATGCCAAGGTTGTTTTGACGGACTCGGCAGACGTTCAACTGCGAACTATGGATCCGGTAGACTCTTGCTGCTACACAGCCCCGAGCGGTGGCGGTGGTACTGCTTACTGGACGTTTGATCTCGCAGAAAAGACGGCAAATTTTACTCTAGTTGCAGGCAACTTTTACTTTATCGACCTATCCGGTGGGGCTTTATCAGTAACCCTGCCCGCTAGCCCAACAGCAGGCGACAGGGTGGGCATTCGGATATCAGACCTAGATATAAACTACACACTAACGCTGCTTAGGAACGGCTCACCTATTGAGAGGCTGGCAAGTAATTACACGCTTGAATGGGGATTAGGGCAAAACGGCGTCGAACTCATCTACCTGAACGCGACTGCTGGCTGGATTATCTACACCAACCAGTATCTGCCGAATCCCACGTAATGCAGCAACCAATTAAAGGAAAGACCATGCCGGACGATGTAACAAACAGGGTCATAAGCAAGCTAGTGTCAGTGGAATCACTGGTGCTACTGGTCGCGGTTAGCGTGGCCTATGGAACCTTGAGTACTACCGTAAAGGCACTGGATGAAAAAGGGGCGGCTCACGCAACTCTACACGCCAAAGATGTGGTGGAGATCAAGTCTGAGCAGTCGGCTAACACCAAGTCACTAAACACTGTGACGGGCAAGATTATCCTTATTGAGAATAATCTTCAGCACTTGAAGGAAGCTCAAGACCAGTTAAAAGCCGACAACAAAGAGATTCTTACAATACTACGGAATCAATAGGAGGGAACATGGCACCAGCAGTACTAACGCTAATCACAAGCCTCTTCAAGCCAGCGGCTGAACTTATTGACGACCTTCATACTTCATCTGAAGAGAAAATAGACGCTAAGACGAGGTTGCTAGAAAGTCAAAGCGAAGTAACTATGAAGTTCCTCGATTACGAGGCTCGGATGCTGGAGATGAAGGGCAGTATCGTGCAGGCAGAGGCACAGTCAAAGCACTGGCTTACCGCCACATGGCGGCCCATTACCATGCTGACGTTTTTATTCTTGGTGCTCATGGATAGCTTCGGCTTCCTACCGTCACCACTGAATGATGAGGCGTGGATGCTCCTGAAGATCGGGCTTGGTGGGTATGTTACCGGGCGCAGTGCTGAGAAGGTTGTATCAACAATGACGAAAGTACCGAGGTAGTAATGGGCGACTTATCCACACACTTTAGCCGTCACGAATTTGAGTGTTCGTGTAATTGTGGCTTCGATAGCGTCGATTATATGACGCTTATTATCCTTGAAGATGTGCGGGAAAACTTCGGCAAACCAATCACAGTAACCAGTGCTGCAAGGTGTTTTGAATGGAACCGGGTCCCAGCGTCCAAAGGGGGCCCAGGAAGCAACGATAACTCGCAGCACCCACTGGCAAGGGCGGTAGACTTTGTGGTGGCTGGAGAGAACCCTAGGGACATTCAATCGTACCTAAAGACGCGATATCCAGATATATACGGGATCGGCAGCTACTCAAACTTCACGCACTTGGACACGAGGACTAAAGGCCCGGCAAGGTGGCAGAGCTAATACCCTACTCCCCTATATCAGTAGAGATACATTTCACTCTCCGGTTAGGCATTGTTTAGGGCTGCTTTGAGGTTGTTGTAGCCGCAGGTGCAACTCTCAATAGTTAGTCCTCTCCGGCAGTTGGCGGCATGTCCTATGCGGGCACTATAAGCCGGTGCAGTCTCTCGGAGCTTGTCGTTCTCTACTACTTGAGCATCATTCTGTCTACACCACAGATTTTCAGCATCTTTGTATGCGGATAAGTTGGATTCCAGTTCTGCTAAACAATCTTTCAAGTGCGCGTTATCATGCATCCAATCTTCTACCAGACTATCAAGGCGCTCGTTCTCTGCTTCAAGTTCCGCTATGCGCTTATCTCTAGCCTTGATTACCTCCGCCTGAACCACGATAGTACCCAGCGCAGTTAATGGGCTTTGTTTTAGCATTTCCAGATTCCAAGTCGCCTCTGTTACTTCCGAGGTGAATGACAACTTTGGTGTTTCGCCGGTAAAGTTTTGGTTGGTCATCTCATCTATCTCCTATGGTGTTAAAGACCTAAAATCTTCTTAAGGGCATTGCCTTCTGGGGTATCTCCCAAATCGTTGCGAAGCATTTGCTCATCCAGATCATCGCACTCTTCGTCAAACTCCCCGCTTTCAATCCGCCTAGCTAGATCAATGTGGCCGTACTTTCTTAGCATTTGGGATGATGCCATTTTCCCGCAGACATACTTCCTGTTCTTATAATCGTGGTATTCACCTGCCTTCGCCTCTTCGATCATGAAGTTAATTTCAGCAGACTCTGGCAACTTCTCAAGTTCTTCGACTAACTCGATCATTGTGTTCTTTCTCATGATAACGCCTTCCGCGCCTTCTTTCGGGCTTTCTTCTGTGCCTTGCGTGCCGATCTACGCTGGCTAGCTACTAGGCGCTTGCCATTGCCGCCTGAGCCTCGATAGGACGTGTCAGGCCTACCTGAAGCCTTCTCAAGGTGATCGGCGAACGACTTCAGCGACTGCTCGTGATCCATTGTTTTCTTGAGGTCTTTCATATAGTCGTCGTCAATCAGACCCATTTTCGCTAGTTGGTACATGTCCTGCATTTCTATCTACTCCTATGGTGTTGTATAAATTTATGCTGATTCAAGCAACCGAATAAGCTCTTCAGCAATCAGGTCTAGTTCTGCTGACCATGCTGACTCTGCTGCTGACTCTGCTGCTGACCATGCTGCTGACCATGCTGACTCTGCTGCTGACCTTGCTGACCATGATGCTGACCATGATGACTCTGCTGCTGACTCTGCTGCTGACCTTGCTGACTCTGCTGCTGACCTTGCTGACTCT